AATCTCACGACGCTCGAAAGCGTAGTTGGTGGTGCAGTGTCGCCACGGAATATTGGCCGTGGTCATAATGTCTGCGATGTTCACATTGTCAGATTCGTACAGACCGACGTTCTTAGCAGCGTCAGACTGAGCAAACATGACATTCCACTGAATGCCATGACCGGATTGGTACTGAACCTTATGTTTCTGAAGAATGTTGGGAAGAGCAACATAGTCCGTGAGGGTAGATGCAATTTCCGTAAACTTCAGACGGCCCAGATCCCGCAGGGTCACGGTAATCAGGTCAGCAATTTGTGCGGCTTGCAGTGCCATAGATTACCTCTTTCTAAAAATTAAAAATCATTAGGATCATCAATGCCGTTCAGCAAACCTGACTTCTCCATATACGACCGTACCGACTGCTTCGCCGCCGCCTCTGGGGACATGGCGCGTCCGCGTCGTTGGGTCGGAGATGCCGTGAAAGCGTCCCGACGAGAATTGATGGCAGCACGCATTTGCGCTGCCTGAACTTCGTCTCTGTCATCGGTGAATGCACTGGCGATTGCCCGACGCATGAGAATTGACTCATCGGGCATTTCCCGCCCTTGTGCCTCGTAACCGGCAGCAAGGGCATTCATTTCCTCAATCAAGAGAACTCGGTTTTCAAGGAATTGACTACCTTCAGTCATTTCCTCAGTAGGGCCAGTTCCAAACAAACCTTGGAATCCTTCCCCTACACTTTCAATCATCTGATCGAACGCAGCCTCAGATTGCTGAATTTGTTCAGATTCTTGCCTAGATTGCAAATCCCCGAAAACTTCCTGCAAACCAGCAAACTTTTGTTCAAGTTTGTCAACCAACCCTTGAACGGCCTTCTTTACTTCGTCAGGCGTGTCTTCGGGCAGGTCATATTCCAGCGAGAAATCGGGATCTTGCTCTTTTTCTTCTTCAACGTCTCCCTTTTGGCGTTTAGCAATATCAATAAAGTTTTGAATTGCTTCGTAGGAGCCTAATTTGTCAATATCGTCCGGTTCAAGTCCGACCTCAAGAGCGTCATTTATCAGTTGCTCGTCAATTTCGTCGGACTCACTATCAACTTCGGCTTCTTGGTTGTCAGATTCACCCTCTGACATGCGATCCTCGACGTACTCTTGCAGTTTTTCCTGCTGAAGATCGTCTTCCGGGTCGTCAAAGTCTAATTGATCGGCAATTTGCTCTTCTTCGGTCATTGGTTGCTCTTCGACAACCTCTTCACCTTCTGATGCTTCGATATTTTCGTCAGTCGCCATAGCCACCATTCCTGTCGTGCATGTTGAAAGCCTTTAAATGCGCTGCACGCTGCGCACGGCTCGTGAATACTGCCCGCCCATCCTTGGTGTACTCAGTATTGACACCATGTTTGGCTGCATGTTTTTTCATTTCATCAATTTGCGTTGGATGACACCCTGCGCCCTCAGAAAGAATCGGGTTGCGCCACAAATCGTTGACATTTGAATGGCCTTGCATTTCAACATCGACTCTTCGTTTCAGGGTTTCGCCATCTACAACAGGGTTTTTGTCAAAATCTTCCATTTCGGCAATGGTCATTGTTTTTTCAATGATTGAACCGTCTGGTTTTTCGTAGCAATAGGTCGGCATTATTCTGCTGGCCTCAGAATTGAGGCGGCCTCACTGTCTTGGACACCCTTGCCTGTGAGAAGAAGGCGGCTCATCATCTCATCTCGACCTTGCGCAGTTGCGCCGGGCTTGTTGACTCGCACAGATTCAGTCCGCTTGTTTACGTTTTTGGCTGCTGCTTGGTCGCCTTCGCTCGAAGTTGGCTGGCCTTGGCTATCGACAATGATTTGGGACAGTTCCGGCATTTGAATGTACTCGCCAAGCATACCAACAAGTTTGCGCGTGTCGATTGCCAAGCCTTGTTCTTGCATCATTGGCATCAATGGGTTGATGAATTGCCCCATTACTTGAGTCAATGCCTGCAACTTCATGCCCGGAGTGCTTTGCTGGAGGCTGTGAGGCTGGACATCAATGGTGTAATTGACAAACTCGCCCTCTCGTTTTGCACCGTCGTAGATAAATGGAACCTTGTATTCACCAGATGGGCCGACAGATTTCTCCAATTCCAACTGAACCAAGTCATCGTCAAACAAAAACTGGGAAATTGATGTCGCAACCTCTTTAACGAACTGCACAGTCCGAGCCTGCATATCAGAAACACGGTTTGACGCTGAAGCCGCAATGAGTTTGTCCTGCCCAACCGTGTCCGAGGAAGCACCGAGGCCACCAAGAGCGTCCAAATTGCCACCGAGGTAGGTAAACAGGTTCTTTGTTTGGAGCATGAAGCCCAAACTCTGCTGGTCAATGCCGCCAAACTTGTATGTTTTGAGAGCATCTGGGTCATCCATGCGAATAAGTTCGCCGTCAGCCGCATTTTGCAATGCTTTTGCATCACCTTCAGCAGATCCACGGAATCCAACGATGTCTTTTTGCCGCTCTGCCTGTCGTCCAAGTTTGCGGAACAACGTATTCGACAGTTCGTGCAAGTCAATTAGAGTTGCAACTGGAGGCAGCGGCATAGTGTTGCCGGGAACGTCTGAAAAAGACAACATGTGGTACGGGCCTTCTTCTGGCCCATCCCATTCAACTTCTCGAATTACAGTGTGCGGAGCGCCAGTGTCGTCGGACGCAAAGGTTACGACCCTTTGTTCTTGAGGAAGCCAAATTTCCCAAAGTTCTGCGTACTCATACGCTTCATCTTTATCGTACGAGGATTCATTACCGAGGCTAAACGCCTTGGGATCGCCCGATTCATTGGTTCTGCTTCTTCGTACTGCGCCCACCTTTTCCGTGTTCGTATAAAGATCCGAATTTTTTACTGCGTCTAGTGGGACACGGAATCGGTTGCCCATAAACGCACATTCAGACATGCGTTGTGCGTTCATGTCATGCACCCAGTCATCAAGAGAGACTGATTCTGCAAAGGGCTGTCCGGCGCGCAACAAAAAGCCGCGAATTGCATTGTCAGGTTCGCACACCCCGGTCTTGATAATCCCAACACTGAACAAAGCGTCAATAGTTGCGGTTCTCAAAGCCTCCTCAAAACCAATTTGGGTCAAAAGGTGGTTGATTGCGTATTCAAACTCTTTGGCGAAAATGCGCAATTCTTTTTGCCGGGTGTAAACCGTGATGGCTGGCGAGTTGGACGCAAGTTGACGCGAGTAAATGTTGATGGCAAGTTCAATGAAGTTGACTGGCACGCGATCTGGCGCACCTTGGTCAGAATAATTCCGACCCACATATTCACGAAGAGCAGTCAAACGGCGGACCCGGTATGGCTCTAGTCGCCTCCTGCTGTGGCTAATGGCGCTTTTGAGCCTTGGGATGTGGACTTTTCCAACTTTGTTCACCATTCCGACTTCATCCTCATTTTCTTACGGTTTTTACGTCGATATGCAAGGCTGCCGTAATCTGGCTGCTTCGCCTCTTTTATCTTCGGAGCGGGCTTTGCTTGGCACATTTTTGCTGCCAAAGCATCTGCAATTACTCGGTCCCCGTGGTTTTCCTTTGCCCCGGACGGGTCCGCTCCGTATCGACTTCGGCTATGGACTACACCGCCAGCCTGACTGAAGATGTACTCGTAGCATTCCTTAATTCCAGAACGAGACGGATTATGAAACTCGCCATTAGCCAACATTTGACGGTAATTGCCTAACAGCGCCACTTTCTCTTCTTTAGTGCTGTACCACCCCGGCACGTCTGAGGTCTTTGCGCTAACAGACTTGTCGTTGCGCCGGTAGTAGACGTTCCCGTAGCCGAGTTCCTTCACCATGTCGCCAAAGATTCGACCGGGGCCGTTGGCTTCCCAAATCATGTATGCGCCGTAGTTTGACAACCCGTGGAACAGGCGGGCGAGGGCTACAACCGCCCTTGCAAATTGGTCAGGACGCATATCTGGAGTAGCAAACTCGGCAACTTTTACGCCATCTTTGCGCCGTGCGACTGTTGCAACTGAGTTGCTGCTGCCCGTGCCAGCGGCAATATCCACCCCAATGACGTACTCAACACCCTGCGGCGGCATGTTTTTTTCATCTAACTCAACCCAAAGCAAAATAGGTGATTGGGGAGAAGCGTTTACTCCAGTCGGACGACCACCCTCATCGTATTCGATTGCAATTCTGCGCAAGGGGTCTTTTACTTTGGGCATCACTTTGGACAAGATTTCTTCTGGGAAAAACAGATATTCAGACCCGGCAAAGTCCAAGTCAAGTTCCTGCGCAACCTCTACTGGGTGGGTTCGTCGGGACAGTTCTTTTTCATACCACGGACTTGTTGGTTTGCCATCTGCGCCAATGACCATGCCTGCATTTTTTCGGGGGTCTTGACTCCAGTGAAATTTGAGAGTCTTTGTCCGCCCTGAATGCACAAGGTCGTAGAACGCATTACCGGAACCTTTTGGCGTACTGATGAACCATCTGGTGTTAGCGGCATCTGCTGTCGCTGCCAGCACAGAACCGCCGTTTTCAACGGACGCGAATTCGTCAAGTGCGATGCAGGTCTTACGGTCACCACGAGCCACATCTCCCGTTGTCGATTCCCCGGTAATTGCGCTGCCATTGTCGTCATTGGTAAGCCTCAGTTTGGTACGAGTGTGGTTTGGCGCAAGCCATCCGGGCAGATGATGCAGGAAAAAGTCAATCTTTGCAAACAAACTTGCGCTATTGCCGGGCGAATCTACCAAGCCTTCTTTACGGCTAACAAGCAAAAGTGATTTGAGCGGCTTGAAGTGCCAGTACCAAGCAAATACTGTTGTGGTCAGCCAAGACGCTCCCATATCACGCGATTTAACCACGGCAAGGTCGTGTCCCGTGTCAATCGACTCACACATGGCATCAATGGCTTCTTCTTGAAACGGGTACAGAATGAAAGGTCTGGCGGCAGGGTCCAGCCGTGGGTCGAGGGTGTAACCAAACACATTGATATAAAAAAAGATGTCACGATTGCACATCTTCCACATTTCAGATTGGGCTTTTGGATTTCCAAGCGCCTCTTTAAGAGTCTTCCTGCGAAAAGCCAAATTCATCAGCATTTCTTTTGGGACTAGATGGTTGTACGGGTGTTCCATTTAGATACTCAATCGCCCTCATTAGCGCTTCTTGATCGTCTCGAAGATACCCCAATGCTCTGTTGGTAGATCCGTTCAGCAAACCACGAATCCTCCCAGTCCGGTGGCAATGATCTACATGGCAAGTTTTGCTGTTTAGACTTTCCTTGGTAATCGGGTCCAGCCCCCCCTGCTGGTCCCAAAGGTTCCACCACATTTCTTCCGTCAAACCGTACTTTTTCTCTATCTTTCTCCAACGGTCACAATCCCTACATATACGGTTTGGGTAAGTCTTGCCGTTAGGCTTCTTATGCCAATGAAACTCCTTCGCCGGTTTCACTTGGCTGCACACTCGGCACTTGCACTGGTTTTTCTTCTGGCTCAAAGGATTCCTCCAGCCGTGAGATAATTTCCAGTTCCTCTTTGCCATCATCGGAAAAGCGGGCTTCTGCATCGAGTTGTGATTTGGTAGGCATTAATTTCGCCCAGATTTGCGAATAGAAACTCGCAGCATTAGAAGGCGAAGACTGGACCCATTTGAGCAAACCAACAGCACCCTTACTTGGAACAGCAGACGGGTCAATCTTTTCAATGGGTACTGCCGCATGCTCAAACACAAAGTTCGCAGCCTCTCGTTCGGAGCAACTACCTTCCGGGGCAGCACCGGCCAATTCACCATACGGATCTTTTTTCGGAGGCGCAGCAGGTCTGGATCTTTTGACGGGTTGTACCTGTCTGACTTCCTCATACGCCTGCGCTGCTGCTTCCTTCGGGGTAAAGCCCGATTTTGTCAAAATTTCTCTACGTTCAAGATATTTGTCCCAAACTCCAAGTTCGGTCAACTCTTTCTTGATGTCTGCTTTGCTCATGCATGTTTGCCTTTTTTCCGGTTCGTAGACCTGCTGACTACCCGCAAGTTGTCCGAGCCGTTGCCGCCACCTTTGCTTAGTGGCTTTTTATGGTCAACCTCTCTTGGGTCGCCCACCTTCAGTTTCTTTTTACGACGAGCCATAACACGCAGAGATCGCGCTTTTCTTGCGCTCACGCTGCTGTGAAACTTTTTGTACTCGCGCTTGTAGTCTCTCACTTACCACGCTTCTTAGCGGAGATGCGTTGAGCAGCAATGTCAGTACGCCGCTTGACTGACGCAGCAGACTCTTTGCTTTGGCCCGCGGCTTTCATCATGCCTTCATGGAGCCTTTTTTTCTTGTCTCCGACTTCTGCCGCTCCTACGCCGCCAGTCATTACTGCTCCGACCGCTCTGAGGCCACTTTTGAATCTGTCTTTCAATGATGCCATTTTCGTTTCCTTTTAACCACAATCACCCCAATCAGAAAGAACCTTGATAATCGCGCTAATGCCGTTGTTGGTCTGGGGGTGGTA